ATGACCTGGTTTATTGACCGGCGTCTTAACGGCAAAAACAAGAGCACGGTGAATCGCCAGCGCTTCTTGCGCCGTTATAAAGCGCAAATTAAACAGTCGATCTCCGAGGCCATCAACAAACGCTCGGTGACCGACGTCGACAGCGGCGAATCCGTCTCCATCCCCAACGATGACATCAGCGAACCGATGTTTCATCAGGGGCGTGGCGGCCTTCGCCATCGTGTACACCCAGGTAATGACCACTTCGTCCAGAATGACAGAATCGAGCGTCCCCAAGGCGGAGGCGGCGGTTCTGGCAGCGGTCAGGGGCAAGCCAGCCAGGACGGAGAAGGCCAGGATGAGTTTGTCTTCCAGATTTCAAAAGACGAATATCTCGATCTGCTGTTTGAGGATCTGGCCCTGCCGAATCTGAGAAAGAATCAGCACCGTCAACTCAACGAATACAAAACCCATCGTGCGGGCTATACCGCAAATGGGGTGCCCGCCAACATCAGCGTGGTGCGTTCACTGCAAAACTCGCTGGCGCGACGCACGGCGATGACGGCAGGCAAACGGCGCGAACTGCGCGAGCTGGAAACCAGCCTGAAAGTAGTGGAAAACACGGAACCGGCGCAACTGCTGGAAGAGGAGCGCCTGCGAAAAGAGATTGCCAAACTGCGGGCGAAGATCGACCGGGTGCCGTTTATCGACACGTTCGACCTGCGCTACAAGAACTACGAAAAACGCCCTGAGCCTTCCAGCCAGGCGGTGATGTTCTGCCTGATGGACGTGTCAGGTTCAATGGATCAGGCCACCAAGGATATGGCTAAGCGTTTTTATATTCTGCTCTATCTGTTCCTGAGCAGAACGTATAAGAACGTGGAGGTGGTCTACATCCGCCATCACACTCAGGCGAAAGAGGTGGATGAACATGAGTTCTTCTACTCGCAGGAGACCGGTGGCACCATCGTGTCGAGCGCCCTGAAGCTGATGGATGAGGTAGTGAAGGAGCGCTACGATCCGGCGCAGTGGAACATCTACGCCGCGCAGGCATCGGATGGCGATAACTGGGCGGATGACTCGCCGCTGTGTCATGAAATTCTGGCGAAGAAGATCCTGCCGGTGGTGCGTTACTACAGCTACATTGAAATTACCCGTCGCGCCCACCAGACGCTATGGCGTGAGTATGAGCATCTGCAAGCGATGTTTGATAACTTTGCGATGCAGCACATTCGTGACCAGGATGACATCTATCCGGTCTTCCGGGAACTGTTCCAGAAGCAGAGTTCTACAACCTCCAATTAAATGTTATTAATCAGCCAGTTAACCATGTTTTTCTGGCTGATTTTATTGCATTTTCATTCTTAATTTTCACTATATTTTTCATTCGCTTAGCTTTTATTTTGGGGAATGCGATTTTGAAGAAGTGATAATGCAAAACTTCCTTTGAGCTTTAAGGATGGCCATCATGCGATGGAGGAAAAATCCTATCGTGCCGACCAAAACCACACAAAAAAACCAGCCGCTTATGGCTGGTTATTCGTCAGTGAAGCATGGGGAAATTTATCTATATTGCAGGGCAATCATCATCTAATGCACGATTGATGAAGAACGTCACCCGCCCCATCACCTCAACCTCTTCCGCAGCCTCCCCCTCTATCGCTTCACCATCATCACAAATCAGCGCCCTGCCCATGACCCTGGCAAACTGAGTCCGTCCTCCGCTGAGGATTAGCAGAACCTGATTCTGTACCAGTCTGGTGCACGGCTCGATAACCGCAAAGCCAGACGAGGTTTCGAGGATGCGGCTGTCCATGCCGATCCCGCAGATAATTTCCGGAGATAAACGCGGTGCTACGAAATCAGCCGCCGGTGAAGGAAATCCCATCAGTGCACCCTCCCCATGTTACGCAGGATCCAGTACCGGTTATCGCTACCGTCTGTCGTCTTGTCAGCGAAGCCTGGCTGATTGCGCTCTATCCATGCATTGGCGTCGGCTCGGGTGAAGTGCCAGTTAAAACCACGCAACTTTTCTATAAAGCGGTCTGTTCTCAGGTAGCGGTAGCCCTTTGGGTTTTGCTGTATGGCCGCAATAAAAGCGGCACGAATATCCGGTTGACGAGGCATGAACGAACCCTCATTCGCACATTAACTGTATGCATATACAGTAGTATTTTTATGAAAACAGATCAAGCACAGGCAATTTTCACTTAAGAGGGGATCGGTATGTTTGTTGAACTGGTTTATGACAAGCGAAATGTTGAAGGGCTACCAGGGGCAAGAGAGATCATTCTGGCAGAGCTGACGAAACGGGTGCACCAGATTTTCCCTGACGCAGAAGTGAAGGTTAAGCCGATGCAGGCGAACGCCTTAAACAGCAACGCCAGCAAAAGTGATCGTGAAAAACTGAACCGAATGCTGGAGGAAATGTTTGAAGATTCTGACATGTGGCTGACCTCTGAGTCTCCTACTGTTCGCCAGGTTGGGCTTTAACTATCTATCGTGTAATATTCCCCGCGTTTGCTCGGGCATGAACACTGAGCAACCAACCGCCGCCCGTTCTTTCTTAAGTCGGACGGCGGTTTTCTTAGCGAAGCCGTTTCAATATGTAGTCTTCAGGTATATCAAGCTCCACCCTGTTTTAGCTCATCAACTTCTCCACGAAGTTCCACTACCATTGTGTTAAGTGCCTTGATGGCGGCTAGGGCATCCATAAGCAATGGGTTAAGGTCAAGGGTCATTTTACCCACCCCCTCAGCGCTGTGAACGTACTGCGGGTCAATCTTCTCAACCTGCTGCGCGATTACACCACGGCGTACTGCTTCACTGTCGTCATCCTTATACCTGAACGATACGAACTCCATCGCATCGATGTTTGCCAGCGCGATTTCCGTATCAAGTTCAGTGATATCTTTCTTAAAGTTGATATCAGATGTCCCAACCGCCTGCATCTGCGTCCACGGTATTGTGGATGATGAGGTGTTCATTGCAGATGCGGAGAGGTTTCTTACAAAAAGATTACCGGATGATCCTGTAAATATTTGCTGTCGGCGAGCTGGGTCATACCCGCATACAATTCCCGATCCTGCTTGCGGAGCCCAGGAAGTACCAGAGCCGTCAATACCATAAAACCCTGATTCGGTACTTCCTAAAACGTTAATACCTGGAGTTCCGAAACCAAAGTATCCAACACCTAAGACATTACCAGTATTAGGGCCAACATCCTTAGTGGCGGCATTTCCCAAACCGAGGTTTGTGCGAGCGTCAGCAGCATTCTTTGCACCTGTACCGCCCTGGCTGATACTGAGCGCGGTAGTCAGGCCGCTTAGGCTGGTTATATCGCTGTTAGCCCCTTTCTTCGCCAGTGATTTCTGGCCCGGCACGGTAACGGCCACACCGTTAATCGTGATAGTGACGTCTGTAGTACCGTTCATCACATCAGCGAAACCGCTCATGTAGCGCTGGTACATCGTGAAGGTTTCAGCAATGTCCTGCGCCAGGCCATCCACGCTCAGGCTGTCACTCAGCAAAATGGAATACTTCGTTCCCGCCGGTATTGCAGGACTTGCTGCAGGAGTCACTGTGAGACTTGTTGCCCCGCCGATAGCAGTGATCTGGAATACCTGAGCGGGGCTGGTCAGTGCGATGACGGTACAGCCGTTACGAATAAGAGAACCAGCAGCAGTGAAGTTTGTGCCGGTACCTGTAAGGGTGTTTCCGCTGATGGCGATAGTGCCAGTAGTATAAATCATGTTTTCTCCAGGCAATAAAAAACCCCGCCGGAGCGGGGTTTGTTCAAAACTGAATGGGTTAGTGGCAGGTGGTGCTGGTGAACGTGTTGGCGCTCACCCATGACCAGTTAAATGGATAACCGGCGCGGTACTGCGTCTGATTGTTTTGTTTACGGACTCCGTAGATCTGGACGCTGCTTTCCTGTCCGCCGACCAGGGCTGTTCCGGTGCATAAGGGTTGCTGCTTCTCAATAACGCCAGCGCAACCGGAGAGCAATACCGCTACCGCCAGGCAAAGAATCATATTTTTCATAGTGGTTATATCCCAGGGCATTCATGAAGCTACACAATAACAATATGAATCAACGGGATATAATTGATTTGGTAGATCAATTATTCGGAATTGATCGTTCAAAACGATCAATCATAATTGGCGCAGTTAATGGCCATAATCACGTTCCTCAGATTCGAATACGTAACGTTCTGAAGGTTGCCGCCGGGGGTTGTCTGCGGCCTGGCGAATATCCGCGTATTGCTTCCCTCAAGCTTTGCCATGCTCTTGTATATGGCCGAGTAGGGCTGCGGCTGACCGCCGGCGGATACAACCCCGGTAATTAGCCCCAGCATGGCAGGCATACAGGCCCACTTCCCCGCCAGAGTTGTATTGATGTTGTATCCTGAGCTGGCATCCACCCCGGCGGTACCGAGGGTGACAACATCGCTCAGCGTGCGCGTTTCGTTTGTTAAAATCAGCGTCCCTGAAGCATCCCACACGGCCAGCCCGTAGTCTGGCTTTGTCTGCGGGAAAATAGAGAAAAAATAAACGTACGCTGTGCCGGTTGCATTCGGTCTGAGAAAATCAATCGTGATGGTGTTCCCGCTTATCGTCTGGGTGATTTCAACCTCAACCGTGCAATGAACGAACGCGACAACGGGCTGACCTGCGGGGAATGTGTGCGTCACTTTGGTATTGAACCCCGATGTTCCCTGAAGTGCCGCTGTCTTTCGCGCCTGAAGAGCGATTGGCGAGCTGTTCGCGGTCACCCATACTTCCCCGCTCGTGGTCGTCAGTAAAACGCCATACTCCGCCATTTATGCCCTCTCGATCTGGAAAATGAGATAAGCCGCTGCCGCAGGCTCAGTCCCTGCTGAGTAGTCGGTATCACCTGCTGCTGACACTGTTGCTGTTCCCCCCGAAATGGTGATCTTCCTCCGACTCGTACCAAACTGATCGCCGTTCATGCTCTGAAAATAGGTCAGCCTGCAACCCGGTGGAAGCGCTACGGTGTAAGAGCCTGTTTTCTGGTTCTGGGCCAGCTGGAGATAGCCACAAACGCTGACAGGCTTAACGCCATAATTATTAACATTGCCTGAGGCGTCCCATGTCTGAACACCATATTCCGCCATCCAGTCCTCCTGAAAAAAATAGGCCCCGTAAGAGGCCTCCCGTTACCATGTGCCCGTGATTCTCCCGATCTGAACCCTCAACACATTGTTGGCATCCTTGACACTGATCGTTTGATTAGTCTGCTTCATGGCCCCTTCTCCCGCGGTTGAACCGTAGTTCTCAAGCGTGCCGGTTCTAAAGTTTATGGACAGGCCAGCCTGGTTCTGAACGTAGTTAACCGAGCTGATTGTTTCAGCAAGTTTCGCTCGCGTGATAGTGGCATCACCTATTACCGTATCCCTGATAATTACCTGCCCGTTCTGGATAACGAACGGTAAGGTCACCGTGGCTCCGGCCTGGTGAGTAACGGCGAAGCGGTCAGCAAGGAAGATAACCTGCGACTGCATGCCGGACGGCGTATTCTCCACGCCGATCCCCATCCCAGCCGCGTAATACTGACCGTTGCTGGATAACCCGACCTTGATGCTGTACATCGCCTTCAGGTCGCCATTGACGTTTGCGATGGCCTGCGCGTTGGTGGTGATCGCTGAAGTGTGCCCGTTGATGGTCGCCGTGATGCCGTTTATCTGCGTGGCTGTGGCCTGCTGGTAATCGGAGAACGTCTGGTTCAGGCTGTTGATGGATGCTTTATTGCCGTTCACGTCAGCCTGCAAGCTCAGCAGCGAACGTGCTGTTGCCTCCCTGTCGCTTGCCATAACATTATCAATACGATCGATGCTGGCCTTACTGTCACCGTACTGCGCGCTGAGTCTCACCTGCTGATCAACCTGCGCCAGCGTACTCGTTATTAGCGCGATGGAGTTACTCTGAATGCCGCCGCTGGCAGTATCGGTTCTTGCTCCCAGCTCCTCCAGACGGGATGCCATTGATGAAGTCGTGTCGGTGACAACCTGTCGCAACGTGGTGATATCAGCAGTGTTTTGTGAGCTGGCTTGCTCGGCCGCATCTGCCTTACCTGATGCAGCGTCAGCTTTACTCGAAGCCGAATCAGCTTTATCAGAAATGACCTGAGTACTCGCAGTGAGCTGGTCGACAGCTGTCGCCCTCGCCTGCGTTTCATCTGACAGAGCCTGCCTTACCTCGGTAATTCCCGCCTCGTTCTGCTCAGTTTTTGCCTCAAGACGAGTAACATCCGTGACGCGAGCCTCCGTCTCAGTGGCGATCACCTCCCGGAGCTGTTCGAAGGTCGCAGAGTTAGCGCCCTGCTGGGCTGTCTGCCGCACGACAACATCAGCAATAGCAAGCGCGTTGCCGATGATTGCTTCTGCTGTCTGCTTATTCGATCCAACCGCCGCTGCAAGACCGTTTGCATTCTCTTTGATTGCATCAGCCAATTCTGCGAACTTTTCACTGCTCTCCACCGCACTCTCGATCAGATCTTTGAACGTATCAGTCTCTTTAATCTCCTCCAGTATTGCATCGGTGATATCGGATACATCGATGCTGGCCTGCCCGCGCACCCATTCTGTGTACCCTGATTCGTTGCCGCTGCGGTCCACCAGCTGAGCGCGGTACCAGAAAATCTGCCCAGCCTTAAGGCCCATCTGCTGATACTTGCGCTGCGGATAGGGTACGTCTGCCAGCAGCATCGCATCGTCCTCGGTACCGGTCAGGCTGTACTGAATTTCCGTCTTCAGCGTGTCGTCGGTGTTCGCCGGGAATCCCCAGCTCAGCTCGATACCGAATACCACATTATCGGAAGCGATGAAGCCAACCGGTTTCGGCGGATTGCCCACTTTCCCCGTCAGCGTTTTCTCTTCCGAATATCCCCATCCGGAAGAAATTTCTGCGGCATTGATGGCGCGTACACGTACCAGATAGCGCCCGGCATAAATCCCAGGAACGTCGAATGACGTGGTGGAACTGCGCGACACGTTAACCCAGTTCCCGTCGTTGCGGCGCCATTGCGCTTCATAGGCGATAGCATTCTGCGCCTGGTCCCAGCTCACGCGCATGGTTTCGACGCTGATATTCTGCTGCACCACCGAAAACGAACTGATTACTATGTTTTCTGGCGGTGACTGATTTCCCGGTGGGATCACGCTCACCGGACGCTGGTCAATGATGGCTCCGGTATCGATTCGGGCATATTTATCCGGATCGTGCCATGCACCGGTAATGGTGAAAGTGCCATCATCGTTATCAGTGACGCTCACAACACGGTACTGCTGTGCGTACAGTTCGTTTGACTCAACCACCCAGACAGCTTCGGCCTGCGGCGTCTCACTGTATGCGGTGGTGACTGTGACCGATTCCCCGTTAACCGCCTGAATTGTCCTGCTCTGTGACGCTCCGGAGGGAAGGTTGAGGATAAGGCGATCACCTGCTGCTGCATCAGCTACACGGTCAAGTTTGATAACGCGACCATTAACTGCGCTGATGCGGCCGCCCATAACCTTTCCGGAAAGAAGCTCGTCTGCCAAGGCGATGATATAGCCAGGCTGCGGAATGTTTCCGTCCAGCCCGACATCAAACGAAACAACGCGATCCTTGTTGTTGGTGAGAATACCCCAACGCCCCTTTCGGTTCGCTTCTGACTGTCTGGTACAGCCGATGGCTGTCATTTCCAGCTGATTGAAGCCGTACCGTGCCACCAGCGCCTGCTCGAATACAGGTTCCATCGCGTCAGCGTAGGCGTTACCGGGATCGGACCATGAAACCAGCGCTGTGGTGTAGCGCGTTTTCGTGGTGCTGCTTGAATAACGGGGTTTGCCGACAATATTTGCGAGCGTGTAGCTGTAATCCACATCACGGGGCATATCGGCCAGAGCAACGATCTGATCGCCGCCCCAGTACGTCATGCCACGGAATATGGCCGCAAAATCACGCAGGACTGTATAAGCGTCGTTTCGGTCCTGGATGTACACGTTGCAGGTATAGCGTGGTTCTGTTCCATCGCCACCCTTACCGTCCGGCACCATCTGATCGCAATACTGGGCGACCTGATAAAGCGTCCATTTATCGATGTTAGCAGCAGTCAAACGGTGACCGAGGCCGAACCGGTCAGAAACAACCAGATCGTAAAATATCCACGCAGGGTTATCCGTCCATGCCCACTTAAATGCCCCGGTCCATGTCCCGCTGTAAGAGCGGGTTTCTGGGTCGTAAGTATCAGGAACCCGAATAACGCGGCCACGAGGCTCACAGGAGATCTGAGGTATAGAACCATTAAACTGGCTGGAGTCGAATTCGATGTACAGCAGCGCGGTGTTCGGGTATCGCAATTTCGCATCAATCACCTCAGTGAAGCTCTGTAGCGTCATCGTGTCGCCGATCTTCGCACTGTTGGCGTCAGCGGTAATTTTGCGTAGTCTGATTGTCCAGGTGCTGCCTGCCTGAGGTAAATCAATACGGTGGCTACGCTCATAACCTGAGGTCGTTTTCCCGGTCACGCTGGTATTGAGGACTGTCTGCCATGTCCCGCCGTCCGTCTGCAAGTCAATCGCATAATTAACCGAGTAACCAACCAGATCGCCATCGTCCTCCTGTTTGAAAAGCGAAGGCCATTTGAGGCGTAAACGAACCGCCGAAAGCTGTGTATTGGTGAAGGTTCGTGTCCACGCTGTAGCGCTCGTTACCTCGGTTCCCACGCTGATTTCGTTTTCGGTACCGGGAATGCCCTGAATGTACTTCTGGGCCTGCGTACCCGAGCGAAATTCCCACGTAACGCCGCTGAAGTTTTGGGAGCCGTCGGCGTTCTCCAGCGCCGTTCCGTCCAAGTAGATATCCTTCCCGGTGAGCTGTCCAGCAAACTCCCCTTCCCCAAGCGCAACGAGGATCTTTGCCTTCGCTACAGATTGCAGATCATCAGGCTGTTCGGTAGGAGTTCGGGAGCTGGAGCTCCCCCCTTTTTGTCCGGTAATTTTATTCGCCATATCGCGCCCATAAAAAAAGCCACCCGAAGGTGGCTTGTAAAAAGGTTTGTTATCTACTGCTGATCTTCGACATAAATCCCGGCGGAAATAATTGCCCCGCCGATTCGCCGGCGGCCGTAAAGGAGCGGAACCGGGTAGCCCTGTGCGGCGGTATTTGTCACCCCGCCGAACGCATACGATGCACGGTTATCTGCGCTTTGTTTACTGGCTATGCCTGATGGCTGCGGTGAAAGCAGTTGAATAACCCCACCGAGGACCAACGAGGCACCAGTGGCAGCAGCAAACCCCGTCAATCCACCAGCAGCGAAAGCAGCGCCAACACCACCAGAAACAAAGACAGCCGCGGCTATTAAAACTGCTCCTAATATGGTCTGAAAAAGACCAGCGCGCTTACTACCGATAACAACTGGCATGATCCTTACTACGTCGCCTTCACACGGAAAACCCATCTCATCGGCGGCAATATTCTTTTTTCCTTTAAATACTGCGAAAGTTAATCCACGACGCTTACTGCTGATCATGAAGCTTTCGAAACCGGGTAATGTTTTACTTAAAGCAATAGCTGCTTCACCAGTACGGGATATCAGTCGTTTATGTGTTTTACCGAAGGTCTTTCCTAATACTCCGCCGAGCTGAATTGTTGTCATTACTTCTTTCATATTCTCACCATAAAAAAACCCGCCGAAGCGGGTTAAGTATTGGTTAGATACAGTGTTCTATTACTTTTATCCGGCTGTTGATTCGATAAGCAAAAAGGCCACCTTGATGTCGAAATTCTATCTTGGTAATTCCACCTTCAGATATTAAATCAACCATCTCAAGTTGAGATTGTGTAAAAACAGTTTTGCCACCGTCATAAGGCTGAATAAAAACGCTTCCGTATTTTTGGCTTTCTTCTTGCCAGCCAACAAGTATACATTCAGATACCGCATCAATTTTTTTCCTTGATTGAAAAGTATTTGACGCTGGCTCATTCCGAAGATCCTGCATGCTCGAACATCCAGCCATGATTAACAAAGAAAGTGCCAAAAATGCTTTTTTCATATCCCTATCCCCTTTGGTTTTACAAAAGGTTAGCACAGAGATTTGTAACGTAGAATCTTCATCGTTCGTTCCTGCCAGTAACCGCCATATGGTACTCGCTGACTCAGGTGACCGTACAGGTGGTGCAGCAGCATATTGCCCTCCAGCAGAATTCCCGCGTGGTTCCACTTATCAGCCTGCACCTGCATAATCACCATGTCGCCAGGCTGCGGCGGGCCGTCAAATTCACGGAAACCGCATTCGTACCAGCATTCCTGATAGAAATTGTCAGGGTAGTCATTTTCCCACCATGGATAATTTACCCGGTAATCATGCAGCTCAATGCCGTGCGTCTGCCGGAAATAACTCATCACCAGCCCCCAGCAGTCGTACACGCCCAGGACGAAAGGTCGTTCAATTAGAGGAATTTCTCCCCGCGGCATGATGGTTCTCAGGTCGCCTTCCGGCCAGCTGACAATGTGCCAGGGCAGCCCGTTAAGATCACACTGGGCCTTGTCAGTTTCGCTCGGCTGGGTGGTGGCGTCAGGGTGGCTGTGAACGATAGCAGTGACCGGCCCCCATTCTTCCGCCGCGGCGTAGTCTTCAGGGCAAAGGACAAAATTGTCCTCAGGGTCATCGGCCACGTTACGGCAGGGAAAGTAGCGCTCCACCCGGCTTTTCTGCGCCACCACACCACAGCACTCACGAGGATATTCAGCGGCGGCATGCGCCATAATCGCATCAATGGTTTTCTGACGCATATCAGCTCCTGATCAGCGACGTACCCGGGAACCCACCAAACGAGAGTTCGTTGCTTTCACCGAACCGAAGTTTGCAGGCCGTCAGCGTGCCGTTGCATTCATCCAGTGACGGATCGCTTACCGGGTTGTTGTTTTTGTCGAAATAGCGCGTACCGGCATAGTCGCAGCCATCGCCGGTGCGGTACTTATTACGAATGCACCATGTACACAAGGAATGAAGCTGCCGCGTCGGGATCATTTGTCCCTGAAGATCCATAGGGCTGGACAGTACAAACTCGATGGTTTCGCCAGCAAGCTCGGTCGTTTTCCCGTCGATATACCAGACCTGAAGTTTCTCCTGAGTCGGATCTGCTGTAGGGTTACCGCCTGCGAAGTTTTTCGCGTCGAGATATTTTGCCTTTGTGTCGTGAATAGTGACCTTAGCCTGTAGCAAATCGTCGTACGCAAGACACAGGGCAGAAATAGAGCTTTCGATGTTCGCGACCGTCAGAGATGGCGTCGCATTGCTGCCACTGGTCGATTTCTCCAGCCCTTCCAGCTGATACGGCCAGGCGGAATATTCATTACCCTGCCACCAGATTGGTTTCGCCGGGAGCTTGGCCTCATCCCCGCCAGCGGCGACTATTTCCGCTTCGGTGTGGGGAATGTTGTAATTGTGAAACCGGAGAACGTCCGTCAGTCCAAAAGAAGAACCGTCCACCTCAATCAGGCGAACGTCGTTCCCTGATTCCAGCTTCTGATAGTCTGCGTTTAAGCTCATGGTTTAAATGCCTGGATGAATGTTGCTTCAAGGTTGAATTTCCCCGCGCCGAGCCCGGTGGGTTTATATGTTTCGCAACGATACAAACCCAAAGGTTCGAGCGGTGGCTTCCACTGAAAGGCTTTCGTCCCTTCATGCCTGTCGAGAAAAGATTTAATGGCGGAAATGTAGGTTTCGTTGCCAGTAAAGTTGAGCGTCCACTGCTGGGTTCTGGTATTCAATCCATCCCCTGAAACCTGCTCATATCCATCACCAAACTGTGCTTTCCTGACGCGGAAATTTATATCTGCCTCAGCGTTAATTCGTGGGCACCAGGTGAAAGTTTCGATAGCCATTTTTATCGGGTTCCTTTCATTGCGTTCCAGATGTCACCGCCAGGGCGAATATCTCGCATGATGTTCTGCTTATATCGCTGATCAACATATTTACCGACATCAGCACCAAATTGCTCAAGGCCGGGTGAAGTCTGCGTGGAGGTATTTCCGTTGCCATCGATGGTGATATAAACCTGTGGTGCCGAAGATACAGACTGACCACCACCAGCGCCGACCGCACGAACACCGAGTGAACCATCCGGTGCGCGGGTCAGCGGCATGATTGCCTCCGGCCCAGCCTCGGCAAAAACCCCTGCGCCTTTGGCAAAAGCAAACAGCTGAGGCGTCTGAAAAACGCCATTGCTGTAAGCGCTCAGGGACGGAGAGTCGTAAACATTACCCTTCGCATTAAATGTGAAGTTCGCGCCAGCATTCTGAATAGCGGTACCGCTGCTGGCGGTTGCGGCTGACGAGGCACCAAAACTGAACAGTGATCCAATTGAGCTGACACCATTAGCAACAGCCATGTTCACCAGAACGTTCTGGATAATCTTCAGTACGCTCACGCCCCAGTCCTTCCAGCTGTCAACGTTGCCATTAAGCATGTCGGTGATCGTGGTGACCGCCCCCCCCATGGCCTGCTTCATGCCGTCAGCGGCCATGGAAGAATAATCAGTAGCTTCGTCCACCCAGTTCGCATAACCCTCAGACAGTCCCGTCATCCAGTCGTCACGCTGCGCATCAGAAGCTGCGTAATATCCCTCCTGGTCGCGCAGGCGCTCTTCGAGGTAGCGCTTATTAAGTGTCAACCCCTGCTGATAGAACGTCTCGTCGATTTCACCAGCCTGACGCTGGCGGAGAAGATCGGTATTCTTCTGCTCAAACTCCTTACGCAGATTGAACTGCTCCTGAAGTCTTTCACGGAACCTGGTTCCCTGCCCGTATCCCAGCAGTTGCGCTTCATTGGCTGCGCGGGCGCTGGCGTTACTGTCGGCAAGGTTGGCTTCGTAATTTCGTAGTTGCTCACGTAATTTAACCTGGTCAATCAGCGCAGCATTCTGCAATACCGTCTTTTTCTGGGCTTCTGTCAGAGAAGCAAGATCCCCCTGGCTGACCTGGTATTTAACCTTCGCCAGTTCAGTATTCTGGCCTTGCAGGGCAATCTGCTCTTTTTGCTGCTTGATAAGGCGCTTATACACATCCTCGGTTTTCTCGCCTTCGGTTTTACCGCCCTTCGCCTTAGGTTTGTTGGCCTCATTATTCCGCCATTCAGCAAGACCGTTATTAATCAACTCCTGACGGCCTGTCTGGAATTGCGGATCACTGGTTAACCCCAGGTCATCGGCTGCATAACTCAGACGCAGGCGCTCTTTGGCCTCACCCTTCAGGCGTGACAACTTCAGATCCCGGCGGCTCCTTTCGAGGGCATCGGTTTGCTTTTTGTCGAGATCGGCCTGCGGAAGTCTGAGCGGGACGTTAGCCAGCCCCTGACGCGCCATAAGGAGTTGGTTACCCAGTCCGAGTAATCGATTAAGTTCATCGTGCTGCCCATTCATCAACAGAAGTGATTGATAAGCCCGGTTCTGATTCGCTGCCTCCTCCCGAATTAGCGTCACACGCCGATGCTCAAGACCTTCAAGAACCTGTTGGATAGAGGCAGATTTCTCCTGCATCTGGGCAAGCCTTTCCTGCTCAACAGATAACTGTTCAGTGGCTGTAGCCAGTCCACGGGTCACGGTATCCAAAGATGTCAGGTGGTTAATCATGAAACCACCGCTGGTCGTTGGACCGGGATTACTGATCACTGACTGATAACCAGCTATCTGCTCTTTCAGATTTTCTATCTTGCTCTTTTGTTCATCTATCAGCCTGTTCTGCTCATTCAATGCTGCGCGCGTTTTCTCAGCATTGTCTGAAGCTTCAGGTAAAGACATTGCCTTCGACTTTTTACTGACTTCATCAATCGTGGTGGCGTATTCCTGCGCCGAACGCCGAGCCTGCTCCTGATTCTGATACATCGCATACCAGGCTCCTGCTCCCAGCATCACCAGACCCGGCACGCCGCCAATCAGGCCAAGCGCACCACTCATCAGGCGAGTGCCGACAGATGTTACGCTATTGAGATTGCTTTGAGTCGAAACACGATTTGAGATGTTACGGTTTAAAGCAGCCTGAGCGGCAGCCAGACGCCTTTCAGCGACAGCCTGAGCGTCGGCATTTTTAGCTGCTACCAGCCCTGCCTGCGCGCGTTCAAGTGCTGTTCTGGCTCGCACCTTTTCCGTAGCTGTACCACTGGCAAGAGCGGTAGTCAGTCTGGTATGGGCCGCAGTGACTTTTGCTTCAGCCGCCGCGACCTTTTCTTGCTGAGCCGCCTGAACATCTGCACTTCTTGAACTCTGTACTGCTTGCTGAGCCCGATAAACTTCAGCCCTGGAAGCCGCAACAGCAGACTGCGCCGCTTTATCCTGCGCGACTGCAAGGGCAACCTCTGATTTCGCAGCTGAAATTAGCGCACCTGTTGCACTCGTGGCACTGGTTACAACTCCGCTTAGGTAGCGTGCCAGTCCCACGCCAACAAGCGCCCCAGCGACTGTTGTAATTGTTGACATATTGTCAGCAACGTCACTAAGCGCGCCGCTCACTGCTGATGAAGTAAAAGAATCAAGCGTCTGGGCAACATTATCCAATCCGCCAGACAACGCATCAGTAGCACCGGTTGCCTGGTTTACACCGCCCACCCAGGCCATGAATGAGTTAGTTACTTTTTGAAGGGATCCAGAAACCGTTTGTGGCATGCTGGCAAATTCGCCCTGCAATGCTCCTAACTGGCTCATTAAAGCTGGGACAACCTTATCGATCGTAAGCTGTCCCTGGTCAGCCATGCTCTTGAGGTCTTTACGGGCTACACCCATTCCCGCAGCCAGAGCGCGGATTACCCGATCACCGGCTTCGTTAACGGCATTAAATTCTTCACCACGAAGAACGCCTTGTGCGAGCGCCTGGCTGAATTGAGTGATAACAGAACTCGCTTCCTGGGTGTTAGCCCCAGAAAGTTTGAGGCCGGTAGAGACAGCTTCTGTAATTTTCAGAACTTCGTCAGAGCTATAACCGTACTCGCGCATTGAGGCTGCTGCGCGGGAAAAAAGGTTTGCGTTATCTGAAAATGCCGTGCCGGTTCTTTGGCTGATTTCCATTAACTGACGCTGTGAAGCGGCAAAATCATCAGCAGAAGATGATGCCTGTTTAAGGCGAGCGTTTACTGAATTCCACTCATCGGCAATCTGAACAAGTTTACCTGTCGCAAAGGCAGCTGTAGCAGCGGCTGCTGCTCTCCCTACTGATGCAAATCCATCAGTCAAATCGGATAGAGCCCTTTCGCTCTCACGGGCGGCGGCGGCGGCCTGTCGTCCACCATTTTGCATGGTACGGTAATAGTCTTGCCCCATACGTGAGGCGCGGGAAATTTCCGTCTGGAATGACTGCGAGTTAGCGGAAATTTTGATTATTAATTCGCGTAAGGTTGCCATCACATTTCTCCAGGCGAAAAAAAACCCCGCCGGAGCGAGGTTTAATTTGTTGCTGCTGTGCCGGGTGCCTCCCGGTGAGTCCTCCAGTCAAAGAACTCGCGATCTCGTTTACGTTTCTCATCAGAGAAATTTGACTGTACGCCCATCCGCATAGGTGGATTCACAGCAGCAACATTATGCTAACTTAGGAGTTCGTATCTGACAAACTCATTTTGAACAAGTATTGGATTTGAAATTATTGGCTGCGACCCACTGCCAGTTAAACGGATAACCAGCTCGATACTGAGTTTGTTCAACCACCTTACGAATGCCATAAATTTGCACCGTTGTTTCTTGTCCGCCAACCATGGCCACACCAGAACAAATAGGGTCCTGTTTATCAAGCAGGCCGGCACAACCTGAAAGCACGCTAGAGATACCCAGGGCCAAAATAAATCGTTTCATTGCACATCCTCTTAGTTTTTTCTCAGATTAACAGCAATTTATTTTGGATTAAACTCGTGTTAAAGCAGGCTCGGGATTGTAATCACCAAATTTCTTTAGCCAGAGAGTAAAAAGAATGTTCTTACTGTGTCGCAGCTGTAAGTGCAGCCTCAAGTCCTGCAAACGGGTCTTTTGGTGCTGATTGCTCGTCACCACCCCAGCGCAGGATCGCATCGTCCAGCGGTACTTTTGCCCCCTGTGATCCGTAGATGGCAGAGACGAGCTGGGCGGCCTGAATGTCCCCGCGAATATCGCCAACCGGACTTTGCCTGTCGTACTCAATCCACATCAGAAGCTCGCTTGCCGTCATGTTCTGCCGAAGTTCTGAGAGCGTGCGCCCCATCCGGAGCGCAAGCGACATCAGAAACTTTACGCCGGGGGTTGAGACTTTTCCCGCGCTTCGTCCGCGTTGTTAATCAGGTCAAGCGCCTGTTTTAGCAGGCGTGAATGGACGGGGCCGTAGATTTCACGCACCTGCTCTTCTTCATCTACGCTGAATACCGGTTGCTTATCGGTGTCACACAGAACGTCAATGAAGAGCACAACGTCAGCGCAAAGATTACGGTGTGCCTTTTCCGATACTGACACATTTTCATCATCAGCACCCGCTTTCACCACTTCCTGCCAGCGCAGCCAGGCTTCACCTGACGGCTCACGGAGAACCACTTTGACGCCTTCCCACTCAGGAACGGCGACCGTCTTATGACGAAATCCCGACATCTTAGCCAGGGCGAGATTTTTAATATTCTTCATGAGACCTCTCAGGAGCCAGACTCGATGTTTTCAGGCTTACCTTTCAGGCGCAGGGAGAACGTTGCCGCCACTACGCCGTTGGTACCGGAAGACCAGGTGTGCTGGCGGATTTCAGCCAGGAACTTAAAGCCCTTGCCGGACGGGAAGATAACCTGGAAAGCGTAGGTCGTATCGTTGTCATACGCTTCACGCAAGGCGTCCTGCGCCGGATTCTTGTAGAAGTTACCGGATAGAGAGATTTCTGACGGAGAAGGCAGGCCGTTGATGTTCTCCTGCTCGGTAGAGCAAAGCGTTGTTACGTCGATATCCTGCTTCTGACCACCGGTGAACTGAATTTCTTTGATGGTGCAACTCAGATCGAGGAAGGTTGCGGAATCCATCGTTTCTTTGGTGGCTGGCAGAGAGGAAATAAGGATCTTCGTCAGCTGCGATTTTTCATAAAGTGCAGACATAGCTGTCTCCTGGAAAAAGAAAACCCGCCATCAGGCGGGTTCGTTGGGTGAATTAATTGTCAGGGGGTAACCCTGAAATCGAGGGTCATGCGGTAGAGTCGTCGATGGGGCTCGTATCCGGGGAGCCTGGCGACCTCCGTCGGGTTTAGTGGCCGTAGCGCCACTAGAGCATCTTCCACGAGCGCGCGCGCCTCTTTGATGGAGGTTGAGTAAGCATCTACCTGAATGGAAACCCTGCTCTCTGCCTGGCCACACAGCACGTCAGCGGAAACATCATCGACGATGGAAAAAATAATCCAGGGTGGCGAGACAGACGGCTTTCCGTCACTACCTAATGGTGCAACGTAGGGATATACCCGTCCTTGCGCCAGGGGAGAAAGCAAGGCGTAGATATCATCTTCATTCACTTGCTCAATACCTCATCAATAGCCTGATTCATTCTGGCAATAGCGACGCTGGCGGCCTCTTCCTCGCGCGTATCGTAAGCGGGTCGCACAAAAGGATGCGCAGGCATGTTGGCTGTTCCCATTTCAACGAATCGCCAGTAAAAGGCGTTTCTCGGGTTACTCGCCTTCATCGTGTTATCGCTGTTACCGGTGCGCGGGTTAACGCCACGAATATGGACGCCGGAAGAAATTTCCCCGCGGCGGCGGCTTTTTTGGGTCACCACCACCACGTTTTTTTTCAGTTTTCCGGTGCGTACCGGTGCACGTGCGATCACTTCCTCCTTAAGCACTTCCGCGCCGGCGCGCGTGGCATCACGAAGAACCTTATTGTTTTCAGCGCGGCTAAGCGCCTCCAGATCCTTTGCGATGTCATTCAACCCGGAAAAATCGAGGCTCGTCTCAATCATTTTTCAGCTCCCGTTTTGCAAAGGATTTCCAGGCGAGTGCCGGTCGAATTTGCTACCGGAGGACCGATGATATTTAGCACCTGGCCTTTATACGGCCCGCTTAGCACTTCCAGACGAGAAGAGGCGTTCAGGTCAGCCCTGAAGCGCATCCAGACGCGAATAGTTGCCTGCGCCGTCTCCGCGCCGCCTGACAGCTGCTCTCTGCCGCTGATCCCCTTCACCTCGGCAGAAATCGGCCTGCCACCTCTCCACGATTCAACCGGCTGGCCAGATGGATCACGCGAGGTTGTGAAGGTGAGAATTTTTACCCGGTGCCTGAATCGTCCCGGTTCCATCAGGAGCCCTCCTCTGATTCGGCTTTACCGCGCCAGTTGCGATGAATGAACATCAAGCGTTCGGCGGCTGCATTCTCATAAAGCTGCACTTCGCTTTGTGCCGTACGGTGTTCAAACATGTCTGCAAAGACAAGCAGAACGGCGCCCTTAACGGCGGCAGGAATATCAGCCGCAACCTTCCATGCTGGTTCATCGCACCAGCGTATGCAGTAGTCAAAAGCGGCCTGGGCGTACAGCGTGATCAGCTCGTCCCTGTCGTCTTCCTCAAACTCAATCTGCTGCTTAAACAGACTGAGGGAAATTACATCCAGAACATCTATCGCCATAAGTTAAAAGGGCGGGTCACCCCGCCCCCTCCATCATGAGCCAGAAGAGAAACTGCCCTTGATGATTGCCGTCGGGCGATAGTGCGCCAGCGCCAGGCGTTCTTCGCACAGGATGGTCAGCATGTTTTTCACGAAGTTATCGCGGTCTTCACGGCTGACTTCCACGGTGGCATCCATGCGATCCCACACCTGTGAGGCCATATCAAAACCGCCTACGGTAAAGGTACCGGCGGCCTGCGCCTTAGTCGGAACCACTGGCAGGCCCCACATGATGTTGCTGGTAAACGCCTGAGGACCACCGAAGAGGTAACGACCTTCGTTGTCTTTCAGCAGCGCGATGTTGTGCCAGTCGCGCGGGTTCAGGACGATACCGGAAGCGCTAAACTCAGACTCGGTCACCTGGTAAATAGCATGAGCGATGATGTCAGCGCGGGTGTCACCGGAAACGTTCAGCGAGGTGTCGTAGGCGGTAGCCACTTTGTTCAGCCCCTCCAGGTTATCCCCGGTGCCGTCGCCGTTCAGCAGCTGGTTTTCCTCCTTCAGTGCCAGACCATACATCAGACGGCCGTTGACGTATGACTGCAACATTGGTGCATCGTCCATAACCTGACGTGACGCCTGTACCCAGTGCGCGATGGTTTTCACGTTCGCGGTCTGCTTGCTGAAGGTGATATCCGATTCTGGCTTAAGCGCTTTCTCAGCCACCACATCGGCGTTATTGGTAAACACCTCTTCACGCACATATTCCAGAGCGTTGCTGGAAATGCGGCCCTGAGCCAGCAGGTCACGGATGGTCAGACGGCGCAGGCCAGGCATGATGATGCCAGGCATCTGCATAGGTTGGATCAGTGAGCCAGCAGAATCAGCGTCACTGCCGAGAGACTTGTTAAACGTCTTCGCGTCGAAGGTGCCCTGTTTACCGTCCCATGACTTAATAAGCTCTTCAGCAGCCCGTTCAGAGAAGGATTTCTTCTCACCAGGATTCTCAGCTCCGGATGCCAGTTTCTGTTCCAGATCGAAGAGGCGAGTGCCGGATTTGGTCAGCTCTTCCTGTACTTTCATCAGATCGGACTGCAACTGTTTGGAAACCTGGCCCGTGCTTTCGATTTCTGCTTTCTGCGCATCGAAAAGCTGGGTCATTTTCTGCTGGGATTCTTCGATAGCTTTTTGAATGAGAGCGAGTTCAGACATAATTATTTACCTAAGTTAGAAGGGAAAGATTGGATGCTCTGAAGCAGAGCTTTGATTTGTGCTTCGTTTCCGTCGCCCTCGGACTCGCTCCGAATCGCTGACTTAAACCGGGCAATTAGCCCAACTGCCTGTGATTTGGTGAGGCCGACTGAATCCCTCAGCCAGTTCTCCACATCACGGATCGTTTCAATGCCGTCGACACTTTTCATGGCTGCAATGCCAGCCTGTTCGTTGGCCGGGAAGGTGCAGACGCTTATTTCGCGCAGCGCCTGGACATTCTTGAAAATTCGACCGGTGGGAATGATGGTGTAATCATCTTTTGCAACGGAAAAGCCAACCGACATGCCCTCAACCGTACCGTGCTGCATTGCAGCTTTCAGATCAGTGGCCCCGCTGTGCCCTGGCGTTAGCTGTCCGCGCACATACAACCCTTTTTGGTCTTCTTCCAGGTTGTCCCATTTTCCAACCGGCAATTCCCAAGTCCTGTGGTTGAAAAACATCGCCACTTTTCGGGTCTGGTTTGCCAGTGCGTTTTTAAACGCCCCGGGAAGAATGATGTCGCCATCGGAATCAGTGTTATTAAAGACAGAGGCATATCCTTCAAAGATCCCCTGCTTTCCGTCACCAGTGAATTTGATTTCTGTCTCGTCGAAAGAGAGCGTTTTTACAATTTCAGGCATTACGGCCCCCATAAAAATTAAGCCCCGTCATTACGGGGCTCTTTGTTGGTTCCTAAGTCGGTGATCGGCACGTATTGCGCCTGTCGCATTGCCACATCGCCACCAGGTAATGGAGGCATGTTGTCAGTTCGACGCATCTCGTTAATGGTGCGGAGCCCAGATTCGCCCATTGCCTTCATAAAGGCTGCGCGGGATGCAGAATCGCCCCTTAACAGACCATCAAGATTATGCTCAGCGTGAATCCGGCCAACATCCTTAGCCGGGATAAGCCAACGCTGAATGCTGTTTTCCCACCGGGAGATATAGGGCTGTAGGGTGTACTGTAGAAACCCGAGATTTTGCTGCTCGATGCCTGAGCCCCAGCTCGTTGACTTCTCAACATCGCCGACAAGGTGAGGCGGTACGCCAAAGAATCGCGCCAGTTCGCTAACCTGGAATTTTCGGGACGCCATCATCTCGGCATCCTGTGGCGTTACGCCGATAGGTGAGGTGGTAAATCCCGCTTCCAGAATCCAGAGGCGTTTTTTTACAGGCCCGCCGGCGATCTCTTTAAAGTTCTCTTCAAGCTGATTTCGCTGTGGTTCGGTTAGAACTCTGTCTCCGGTCATGAGAATTTGCGGAGACTTGGCGCCATTAGCAAAGAAATCACGTTGCTGATCCTCCATCGCCACTGCCACCCCTGCCGATTTACAAGCAAAAGCAATTGGTGACAGGCCGACCAGCCCGGTGAATCCGAAGCCTTTAAGGTGAAAAATCTCTCTCTGCGAAAAGTCGGCGTATTCGCTGTCTCGCTGATAGCGATAAACCACTTTTTTTCCGACAAGTTTCACATCCATACTGGCTGACTGAAGCGGGAGAAGGCTGATCACGTCACCCGCGCTGTTGCGGTCAATCAGTGCATACGCGTTACCGAAGAAACAGAGCTGCATTGTCATGGCCTCCCTGAATTCCTGGGCGGTCATGTACTGATTCGGTGAGTAGCGCAGCAGTCGCGCCAGCGGATTGCTCAAATCCACTTTTTTACGGTTGTCACTCTGATCTGTTTCGAAGACATCAAGCGGTAAGCATGCCGTGAGCGTTGAAATCAGGCTCACGCAGCGCCACACAGTCGAAATTTGCAGTATCCGTTCATCGTTAATGGATGAATCGCCCAGGTGTCCGTGGGCCGAAACAGGCCCCGTCTGTGAGCCCTGATTTGGGGTGACTAAACGCCCGCCGACAAACCAGGACTGAAGCTTTGCCCACCAGCCGTTATTGGTTCGAAGGTCAATTGTGTATTTAGGTTCTTCCATCACATGCTCAGCGGTCGGAAAATGAAGTCATCGAAGTCACCACCTTGTTCGGTAACTTCCCCATTAGCAGCACCAACGGACATCGTCATTGCGACCATGCCATCAATACGGCCCGTTGCTTTGGATTTATCCAGCTTACGGTTGCCAGCGGCATCTTTTACGATCACTGCGTTCCAGGCACACATCGTTAATACCGGGTGCATGCCATGCCTCACCCGCCCGTTCAGCATCAGTGACTCAAGGGTGTCTACAGCTGGGCCCATATCCTTAAAACCCTGCCCAAATTCTACCAATGGAAGGTTCAGGCCGATGTCGTCAGCCTCTTTCCTGAACTGGTCAATGCGCCAGCGGTCGAAGGCCATCGAGGTAATGTCGAAATCGCCAATAATTTCAGCAATGTCCGCAACGACGAATGAGTAATCAACAGAAGCGCCTGGCGTGGTGCGCAGCAGCCCCTCTCTCACCCAGACGTCATATGGTGCGCGGTCCGTTTTGGTTCGTTCCTCTAGAGTCTTTTCTGGTGTCCAGAAGAAGGGGAACACATCCCAAACCCCATCATCTGCTTCACCGGCGATAACCAGCGCCGTTAAGTCATTCCTTGCTGACAGATCCAGTCCCGCATACCATTTCCTCTGTGTGTTAATCGGCATTTCTCCGCACAGCTCCCACACGCTACGGGAGATAAACGGCGATACGGTCGACACGCGCTGATTGAGGTTAAGGTTTCGGAAGGTATTTTCGAAGCTTGGCATTCGACCAGCTTTCTCAGCCTGGCGCGCCATGTCTTTTTCTGACCGGAATGTTCCAAGCGCCGGGTTCGCAGCCAGCCATGTTTCGCGTTTACTTATATCGGCGTCTTTTGGCGCTTCGTAAACGTGGCAGACGATGTGCGGATCTTTCGATCTGATAGCATCATCAATCCATATGCTCAGCAGGTCTGCATCGTTTGCCGCCTGCGTGCTGATAACGATTAGCAGCGGGTTTTCGTGCGCCCCCTGAGCAGTAGTGATTGCATCGATAAAATCATCTTGCGGCCCTTTCACCTGCCCTGTTTCATCAAGAATTGCCAGAATAGGCGACAGACCATGAGTGGTCTTACCCTCAGCTGATAAGGCCTTGTATTCGACGTTACAGGGCAAACCAATCAGCTTTTTGCCGCTTGGCGTAATATGGACAATCTCCTGCAATTTTGGGTTCAGGTTAACCATCTTCACCGCCAGATTAAAAACAATGGCAGCTTGTTCCCGGCTGAGTGCACCGCTGACAATCTGCGTGTTCTGCACTGCTTCTGGACCAACCAAGTGAGCCAGTAATATTCCGGCAATTAAACCTGTCTTACCGTTTTTCCTGGCGAGACTAAGGATCGCCATATCGGTTCCGGCAGGATTGTCGTAAAGGTCCAAGATGAAATCTTTCTGGAAGGGGTCCAACCGCATTGGCTGGCCGATAAGCTTGCCTTCTGGCACGATGCAAAAGCGCTCAATGAACGCTATTACACGCTCACCTCGCGTCATAGTCTGTTATCCGTGCTTGGGAAAGGCGATCAGGTTATCGTCCTGGTCCTGATGCCCGTTTTTGGTATTCCGTGCATCACGATCGTTCTGATTACGTTTCTTCTGGTCGCGACTTTCGCCGTTGGTTGCGTGTGAATGGATCTGGAGGTCGCGGCGCTGAGCCAGCATAGTTCGTTGTAGCTCAACAATTTGCTTGCGGAGGTCTTTGATAAGGCCTTCGTCTCGCTCCTCCCCGCGTATACGCTCTTCTTTGCGTAAATCCTTGCGTAAAACGGTGATATAGAGCTGATTATTAGCCAGTTCTACGGCGGCCAGCAGGTCGGCAGGCGTCCAGCTGTCCAGAGCTTTCGATCTGATATTGTCATGCCAGAATGGTTCGGCTTTTTTCTCCAAACCTGCATGGGACGGCGGATCGATGGTGTCCACAGCTGCATTTTTCATGGCCTGAACCGCTGCCGCCGAACTGTCGGAACGGGTTCGTTTATCTGCCATATGTCAACACCTTAAAACTAAAAAAATCGGGTTAGCGTTAAAATCAAATTTTGGCGGCGGTCATTTGGGGCAAAGGTTTTGAAGATTTGATCCCCCCCCCTGCCCTGATGCGATTCGTTCTCATTTGATTTCATTGCATATGAAATGATTTCACTCATTCATTATCCGCTTCACTTCATCATTCCAGGACGTCTGTTTATCAACCTGTTCGAGTTTCTGAGTGCCTTTCCCACGCCCGGAGACAACATGCCCTGAGACGGTCACTGTCGGCACCTCCTGCCCTACAGCGTGCGAGAACTGAATGGATGTCACGTTCTTCATCTCCACGCCATCAATCACCAGGCGAACGAATTTTCCATCGCGGTATTCAATGCTGAGGTCTTTCATTACGTGCTCCAGTGAGACGCAGGATCGAGCGGGTAGCCGTTGGCATCACAGCCTATTACCGCGCCGCTCTTCTCCATTCTCTGTTTCGTTGAGTCATGATGCGCTTTGCACAGTGGCTGCCAGTTCTCTTTACTCCAGAACAGGTGCTGTGCTTTCGATATGGCCAGAGGGTTACCTGACTTAAGCGCATCTTTAAGTTTGTGGGGCTCGATATGGTCAACCACCGTTGCTGGGGTTATGCGCCCCTGCTGCTCGCACATCACACATAGTGGGTGCTGCTGCAGGAAACGCAGACGGGCCTTATCCCATCGGCTGCCATATACGCGGGGCTCTTTGTTCATGCCAGTCTCCATGCGCGGCGGCGTTCCGTCCTCGGTTCGTTGTCAGGGTGACGCTCAACCGTCGGGAGGTCAGCGTGATCCACCAGCGAGTAACACGGATAAATCACCCGGCCACCGAATGCCTCACCGACGGCGTAATCAGCTGCCAGCGTTTTATTCCATGCGTTAAGCATGCGCGCCAGCCTGCCCCGAGGAGGGCTGTAACATACGCCGTGAATCAGTTTGCTAAGAACAAGGTAATCAGCGTTTACTCTGTCTGCTTCCACCAGCATTCCGGCAATCTCTTTCTGATACTGCGGCGGTCGGCCGGTGCCGAGATAAAAGCTCAGCATGTCGTCAGGGAAGCGCACCAGCCATTCAGTTACCTTATCGGTGAATCCCTCAACCGGCAGCGCGTCGTCTTCTAACACCACTACCCGGCAAGGTTGCTCAGCAGCCCATTCGATAGCGCGACGATGATTCCAGTTCGCGCCGCGGTTACCGTCATCAATAAGCAGATGAGCATCCAGCAGCGCGGCAAGTCGTTGCGCATGACCTATGCGAGAGTGATGGCCAACCACAACAAACTTCACTTGTGTTTCCACCATGCGGCCTCCTTACCGATACCATCAGTTTTGAAAACGGTATGTACCAGAGGGCCGGAGACCAGCCTGTCAGCGAATGACTGCGCGACAATACCGAACGCCAGCATGTCACCCACCGCGGCGCCAGCCTGTTCTTTCTTCCAGAATCGATAACTTTCGATCCGGTAGTAAAGACGGATGATGCCGTGAGCGAACGCCATTACATCAGCGCGGGTGCCACCCAGCAGGCCAGCGTTAAGCATCACATCGCCGCGGTGCGCTTCAATGAATTCCTGATAGATACGCTCAGGATGATTCTGTTTCGCCCAGGAGTCGGCGTAGGTCTTCGGTTCAGAACCGACATACACCTTCCCGGGTTCCATTTCTTCCCACGGCGCGTGAAGCATTTCGACATCGGTACCATCAGTACACCAGACGAACCGGTATTCAGGGTGATCGCGCAGGTGCTGCCAGATATGCAGCCAGCGTCGGAAGTAGACATTCATCTTCAAGTCAGGAACGCGGTAAAGCTCAACGTCTGCCGGTGCCGTCTGCAGTTCATCCACCAGCGCTATGCGGCCACAACTCCGAAGCGAGGCAGCCCACTTTGTCAGCATGTCAGGTGCAGCCGCCAATTTCGTACCGCGCTGCGGGTCTGGCTGGCTGGTAAGCAACGTTGTGATTACCACGTCGCGCTGACGCTGGTACTCCACATAACCGGTAAACCCGGTATCACGCCGTTGGTTGTGGATTTTTACGTTACGTTCCACCAGCGCCTGCCTGTCTGGTTTCGGTACCGAACGCTCCACTGCCTCATGCTCATCGAGAGAATGAATCAGCTTTTCTGAACCGACGACATCAGCGTAAGCCCACGTCGTGAGGCCAGCATTATGAATACGCAGGGCGAGGTCACTGTGTTCGTACATGCCGCGACCGTAAACCGGATCGAAACCGCCAACCTTCTCGATAGCGCTGCGGTGGTAATACAGCATCACGCCGCGCTGCCCGGTGTAAGCGATGTGCTTATCATCCCGGTACAGGACCGCCATATCCTTCAGCTTATTCGTCCCTGCCAGATCGAGAAACTGGTAAGCCAGGTGCGGTTCGGGTGATTCGATGTATGGAAGGTGCCAGTTATCAGCGATGGGCCAGGCGTCATCGTCCCAAAGGAAAAGATGCTCACATCCGGCATCCATCAGGGCTGACAGGCTGGCGTTCTTCGAAGCGACAATGCCGAGTGATGTTTCATGGCGAAGCAGCTGCACGCCGTCAGGCACTACTGCGGCAGGTTTAGAGCCGTCGTCAACTACAATCACCAGCGCTCCGGCAGGCAGATGCTTCATGTGCTGTTCAAGTGAACTCTTCAGAATGTCGGCTCGATCATGCGTAGTGATTGCTATACCAATAGGATAACTTTCCCCTACACATGGGTAATAACTTACGCCATCAATGATGACTTTCATGTCGATACCCGATTATTATCTGTTGAATACCTGGCAACGAAACTTGAGAGATTTATTATGCAATTTCATATGGATTTTATTCCTGCCCAAAAAGAATTGAATGCCTCTAAGCGTTGCTTTGAGAGGATGGTCTCAGCAAAAAATTATGAAGAATACGAAGAAGCATGGTGCGATTTCCTCAACCGTTTAGAAAAAATCTTCGAGAAACTCCAACGAGCCTGTAATCCTCATAAAGAAAAATTCAATACCCTTCTTTCGAAAGAAAATGCCCTGAGAAGCTCAGATCCTCTTTTGCGTTATCTTAAACAAGCCAGGAACGCGGATACGCACTCAATTCAGGATGTGGCTAAACGAGTTCCAGGAAGCTTTCATCTTGGATTTGACGTAGCTACCCCTGGAGAACCAGTACATATTGAAAAGTTAGTTATGAGAGGGACAGACATACATGAATATCGTGGTAGCCATCCTCTAGTCGTAACCTTCACTCCAGAAACTGTTGAAGTGAAAGAGGTAATTAACAGAGGTGTACATTATTTGCCACCTGAATCACATCTTTCTCAACCATTAACAACTCGCCATCCAACAGAGCTCGCTAGGCTAGGTGTTGAGTTTTATGAACAGCTTTTCGGCAAAGTTACGAATTTCTTCTCATCCAATCAATAATCGTAATACTTGAACAAGGCAGGATGCTTTTAAAGCATCCATGTTGAAATTATTACTTCAAGATTTTGAACAGTTCGCCTGCCACGCTTTGTTATGCGCCAGGATGTCTTTCTTCGTCTGGCGCTCCAGAACGTCGATGTCGTGATCCGTTAGGTAGATTGGTTTTACCCAGTCACAGGCGGTATCAACCACCACCGGGACGCTTCCACGTGTCACGCAGCTCGCGATCAACATCGTCATCAAGCATGTGGTTAACACTCTGCTGTACATTGCGGGCCTCTTTCGTTGCTTCAACCCGGCGCTCTGCAACTGCTTCAGTGGCGGCGGCCTTCTCTTCAGTGCGCTGCTGGTCGGCTTTCGCTTCCGCTTTGCTGGCGCCGCGAATATGGCCCAGGCCAAAAGCGCCTGCAATGGCGGAAATGACCAGTGCGGCCAGCCCGATTATCGTTTCGATACCCACATTCACCTCACACCAGAACGGATTTCGCCAGGTTAAACAGCGCGCGGCGTTTATCCAGCCCGTTGCGGCCGCCATTGATTAGCAGCGTAACGCGCTCAACATCGCCGGAATGAAGCAGGCAACCGCGGGAGGCATAAAACCAGGCAGCTGAGCGCGCGGCGTATTCATCCTCTTCAAGCAACTCCGGGTGGGTAACAAGGTCCAGTTTCAACGCCTGGCCACAACTGCGATAGTTGCTCAGGCCGGTAATCTGTTTCAGCCCACGACCGCGATATTTCCAGCCATCACCAGCGACCTGATTGCCAAGGTGTTCTTTTCCCCACTCACCACCGTATACCAGATTGGCGATCGCTTTCTGGTTTGCCGGTTGCGTTGCCGTTCTGCCAAGAGCGGCGGCCTGCTGTTGCGTGATGCGGTGGCTGCCGAACGTCGGCACCAGGTTTTCAGCCGCGTAATTCAGGTTTTCCACCAGCCGGGTAAATCTGGTGCTTTCATGCCCCATCTGGGCAATAAACATGGCCTGATCAAGCGGTGCGGTGATGCCGTATTCCTTCATAGCGGCATCGATATGCGGAAACCAGCGCGCAGCTAACCCGGCGCTGATACCAGCCGCCTTCTGAAATTGTGATTGGTTCATTAGTGCCTCAGTGCATCAACCAGACGCGCCATGTTTCCCCGTGCCCAGAGAAGAGCAGCGCAAATCAGAACGTTCACCAGCACCACAAACCAGTGCGATTCGTTATACAGGCCGAACAGGTAACGGAAAGGGACGCTGGCATAAACCAGCACCGTGAAATAAGCCATCAGCGATATCAGTGGACGATGTCTCGCCCCTCCACGCTGGTAGAACATGAGGGCAAGAACGATCACCCCGCAGATGATGGCATTCGCCATTGCACTCGGATCACTTGTTACCATTGCTGGTCCCTCCTCCACGTAAACGAGAGAGAATTCCAAACAGGCTACCCAAATCCTGGCTGTTGACGAACGTCAGCAGCTTAATCGCAATAGCGGCTACGATTACCGCGCCCAGCGCATCAAGTGGCCTGTCGCTATACCCCGTCCATTTGGAGAAGTAAGAGCCAAGAAGTGGAGCGCCAATAACGCCGAAGATGAATGAGGTGATGAAGTAGCCCACCAGCTTCAGGCGGCTGATATTTACCGCCGTAGCGACGTAGAACACCGCGCCAGCAAATGCACCAAACACCACGCCGTAATCAATACCGGTTGCCAGGCCAAAGATACTGGCCCCCATGAGACCACCAGCCGCTACCGTAGCGCCAGAAACAGGATCGGACATTTAGCCCCCTCTTATTGCCGTGAGTCCTCTCAGAACGAGGGGAAACAAAAAAGGCCACCCGGAGGCAGCCCTTAAAATAAAAAACCCGCAGCAGTGGCGGGTTTATGTTTTGATTTGTTGCTCAGTACGCTTTACTGTCCCGAGCCTACCACAATTTAAGCACTTTCCTGCTCACTCTGCAACTTAAATCTGTCACTATTTGTGGCGAACGCGTCACAAAGTGGTGCGTAAAGGATCGATTCTGCAAGACTGACCCATGTATCAATACGACGACGGCATGTAATAAGGGTCCAGTCGGGATGTTTTGAATTAAGCTCTTTAGCCATCTGGAGTTTGCTCTTACGCAGACGATGACGATCAACAATCACACTATACAGCCCACGGTATTCTTCGTTCATCAGCACTGAGGCAATAACGCCGTCAATCTTTAGCCCCTCCTCGTCTGAGCAGAACGCCAGGCCAGTTTTGTTTTTACTGTTGAGAATTTCCCGCAGGTATGCTTCCAGCTCGGGTTTGGTGATGCCGGATTTCTTCATGCGGCGCAGCGCATCGTTGATAGCGGATTTGGTTATTTTCCCGGATGCCAGCAGCTGGTTGAACATGTTTCCGCCCGAGCCACCACCAATATAAGACCAGCGGCCCCACATGCGGAGCTTTCCCTGTACCCAGATACTTTCGAGAGTGCGAAGGCGAACCAATTCGCCGGATTTGCCTACTTCTGAAGGATTGATCATTTGCGTCTCCACTTACGCCAGTACGCCGATTGCCAGCGCACGATCTAAAAACCGAAACAGCAGCGTTAACTGGTCGCCGTATTTCGCTTCAAATGCCACAGGATCAGCGTGTAACTCGTCGTGATGCGCTCTGCACAGCGGTATCACAAACAGGTCATGCGCCTTAGTACCCATTCCACCCTGCCCGTGGCCTATCAGGTGGTGGGGGTCGTCTGCCGGGTTATTACAGCAACAGCACTGTTGCGACTTCACCCAGCGGGTGTATTTCTCGTTTTCCCAGCGTCGGCGCTTTGGCCTCAGCATGAAAGATTCCGGCGTTTCAGGATCGACCTTCACCGCCACTATCTTTTTTGCCTTCTCCTGAAAGATTTGCGTAGCCGGTAATGACGGGACAATGTCGCTTTCCCTCATCACTGAACTGTGCGGTTCTGGCTTGATTCTGAGTGCTTTACTCGCCACTGATTCAGGAACAAGGTCAGCGAGATCATTACGCACCATCCACCAGCAGAACTCAGGAAGCGAAAGAGTGTGGTCAGGGCTGAAACCTAAATCAATATTTATCCTTTCCAGCAGCCATTTTACCAGGTTCTGCATGGCAATTCCTGCCAGTCTTTCAGTGGTTTGCTCACGTAAATGGTTATCACACGCCCAGCAAAGACGAATGCTCCCCGGAGCGTGGCGCATCACCGTAAAGTCACTGGCATGCCAGTCAGTGTGAGGCCACTGACATTCAAATTTTCTCTCCAGCCAGGCATCAAGGCTACTCAATCCACCAGCTCGCTGAATGACCCTATCGTTAACGAAAATAGCCTGCATGTTGGCATCGTCAGTCAGGGGCTGGTGGGCTTCAGGGATTAATCCAGATGGCAGATGCTGTATGGCTTCGGATGGTGGCTCAATAACTACCCTTCCCTGACGGAATAGCCAGAGCAGTTCGGTACCAGGGCGGAACAGAACCACCCCGGATATCGGCGCAATTTCAGGCGTCAGTATGGCTCTCACCCAATTCTCCCCATTGTTGGTTGATGCCTGGTTATCGATATTTCTACCCTTCCGCCATGCACTTTCGGCCCCCACTCCACCAGCATTTTCTGCCCCCACTCCACCAGCATTTTCTGCACCTGGCTGTCATCCTCCCAAATGCCTGCATGCGTGAGCGCGTCAAACAACGCCTTGTTGTAGTTGTCGATGTCGCGGCGGCGGGCATCTGGCGGAAAGAGAAGGATCTCCACCGCAGCTGGTGATGATGATGGTTTTGGTAAGCAACGCAGTTGCTCAATGATCGCTGCACATGCCGCGCTCTGGTATGCCCTGCCCTTCTCGCTGATAAGATGGCGGCCTTTTAACGGCCCCTTGTTCGGGGCTCGCCAGTATGTGTTTACGCTCGGTGGGAACGGGAGCACCAGTTTCATAAACTCACTCCATGTTTTTTCAGCCAATCAACAGCGTTATCTCTGGCCTTATCTCCACCGGATAGTAGGTCTTTGATGATCGTCACTGGATCTGCATCCCATTCCGTTTTGACGACGGTAATGCCCCTGGCTGCGCCAGGAGCAACAGTGATGTAACCCTTTTTCTTAAGTGACTTCACGTGCGCTACAGCAGCGTTCGGTGATGCGCAGCCAATTAATCCGGCAAGCTCCAGCATCGTAGGTGGGAAGCCAGCCTTTTCGATATGAACCTTGATAGCTTCGAACACTTCATTCTGACGCGGCGTTAATTCGATCATGACTCGACTCCATAACGCCCGTTCAGGCGTCCGATTACGCTGTTGAACATCACCAGGCTTACGCCCATCGGTTTAACCTTCTCGTGGTACTCCTTCAGGATCGGAGGCACTACGACATTCCAGCTTGGCTTTGGCTTCTGCTTTAGGGCTTTTTTGATGGCATCGTTGCATTGACGGGCTACATCACGCACAGCGTTCTCATGCTCGGTAGATAGCTTTTTCATGCGGCGCGCTCCTGTAGTTTTTTCATGGGAACGGCAACTGCCGGTATAAGCTCAACAGCTGGTGATTCAGATTGATTTCCCCAGTGGTCCCAGCCAGGCGCACCGCAACGGCTGAATAGTTCGATGCGTGGAACATCACCGTAAAGCTTCTCCAGACGGAAACGCGCCTCTGCTGGCTTCTGACTGTGCTCACCGAGTGGGCTGTAAATAACCTGCTTGATGCTGGCGCACTTGCGTTCAAGTCCTTTTCCCCTGGTGGCGATCAACAAGTCTTCGGTATTGGCTCGGGTGTAGTTCCCGCCGTTCATGCGTGTCTGTGCGTTCAGCAGGTCGAGGAAGTCGTAAAAATCTTCCACACGGCCTGCCTGAAGTGCTTTGTTGATATGCTTCTCTGCCAGTGGGTTGAACTTTACCCAGGTAAAACCCTTCATCGTGCGGACCTTAAAGCCCCACGCTTCAGCCAGCTCGATAGCCTCTCGGGTGTGCGTACCGGTGAACCACATAGCCAGAACTGCGTCATCGGCAGCCAGGTCCCAAACCGGCAAGCGCTTCATGTCGATCAGTTTCATCGTGTCGTAGTGATCTTCTGCTGCACCGTTACTGGCTTTGTTGTCATAGAGCCAGGCTGGGTCAGCGTAAATCAGTGAGTATTTCATCAGACATTCCTCGCTCGGCCAGCCAGACACCATGCATCAGAGGGTGCTTTCACTTTCGGTGCCATGCTCAGGCAACGCTGACGCTCAATCAGTATCTTCATCCTCTGCTCTTCGTTCTTAGAGCGATTGAAGGCATCCATCAGAACCGTGGCTGCACGCTGGTAGAGCCCTTTTTCAAACAGGCCTTGGGCCTTATCCATCATTGTGGTCACAGCCGGATTCAAAGCTTCTTCCTGTTCTGGTACAGCTGGTTTATCAGCCCGGTTGATTTTCAGTGCAGAACGCCCCTCGCCAACCTCCCCACCCGGTGCTTTGGCAAAATACTGGTAGCACTTGCCGTTATGCTGGCGGGTTGCGCGATTCAGTTTGACCAGATGGCATACACCGCGCTGAACAGCGTGAACGTCGTATTGAGGCATTGAAGCTGCGATCTGTTTGTTCGTTAAACCAGGATTATCAGCGATGAATATTTGAATATCTTTCAGAAGGCTCATGAGTTCGCTCCTCTGAAGCCCGCCGGGACTTTGCTGTAGTCGGTATTCTGGAAGCTGGATTTGAAGATTCCATCCTCACGCTCCCACTTGCCGTTAACTCGCGCTGGCCTTCCGGCATTCGCCCAGTTGGTAGCGGACTTCAGGTACGCTGGAAACTTCGTTGGCTGGAAAAGCGTTTGTGGGCGCAGGTAGGCCGCCATAGTTAAATCGTCGCTCCACTTGGCGTTGCAGTAGTCCACCACCAGCGACAGCTCTTCAACGGTGAAGCCCTCCCCGATTCGGGCACGAATGTTTTGCAGCGAGGTTGTTGAAACCTGATAACGCGAACTGGTCACCTGGTTCAGATGGGTTAAAACCTGTTTAGCCTGATCGGTGATCAACACATCACCGTCTGGTTGCGGCGCAACCGGACAAATAGGGTTTTTAATATCTGTAGTATTCTCTGTTGTATTCTCTGTAAGAACATCAGTGCAATTTGACCTGATGAGAGCGGTTCGTTTTGACCCGATGGAACGTTCCACTTTGACCTCTTCCATCGGTTCATTTTGACCTGATGGAAGAGTGCATTTTGAACTCTTCCATTTGGTCACTTTGACCTCATCTAAAAGCTCACTTTCGTAGTTGATCGTGTAATAGTTCGTCATGTCGCGCTGAGACTTGTTCAACTGCTCAACTTTGAGTACGCCAAGGTTTTTCAGGCGGGTGAATGTGCGCTTCAGGGTGGATTCAGACCAGAACGGGAACTGCTCCAGCCACTGCTCATTGGTGTTGTAAATCCAGCGCACGCCGTCACGCTCCAGTCCGGAGGTGGTTTCTTTCAGCCAGTAATTAACCTGCTGCAACGCAATGGCCTCGTTCAGCCCAATGCTGTACGCAAGGTCAGGGTTAATCACTATCGGGCGGGATGGCATTAACAGGCTCATGGTCGTCCTTTAACTCTGTAAATTTACGCTGGAATTGCTCAAGAGGGCTGAAGCACTCATGATCGTACCCTTCGCGAAGGTATATAACGCGTCGGGTCTCGGGCTCCCATCTGATGACGTGGACGGTGATGCCTCTGTGGTCTCTGAATCGCCGGTCAACTTCAGCCATTCCTCACGCCCCTTCTCGTTCATCAGTGCAAATGCCTCTACCATCGCGTTCACAGGCTGGTAGTTGTTCTCATCCGCCTGGTTGTTTAATCTCTCCACATAGCCGAACGGGGAATCTTTTCCCACCAGTGGAAGGCATCTGAATTGCTTCGCTGGTCTCAATCGGTTTAAACTGTTCATGCGTTAGTTTCTCCACTGAATACGACACGCCACGACGCCCGGAGCTGCACACTCGCGGGCGTCACTTCTTTTGGCTTTTCTTACGGCTAAACAGCGCGACAATCGCGCGGATCTCTTCTTCACGCGCTGCCAGATGACGGCGGTGATATTCATTGATTTCTTCAGCTTCATGACGTTCGATTACTCCATCTTCGAGAGCTCTCTGGATCACGGTATCAACACGTCCACGCGCTGCTGACGTTCTCATGGCACGATCAAACAGGTCGACACGGTCAAGGTCTTCAAGTTGAGGAACGTCCACCAGCAGCGCGCCACGGCGACGGGCAAAGTAATCCGCCAGGAGGGATGTATTCGAGATGTCTTCCATGGCCTCCAGCTCGTTCACTTCGAAGAACCGGCAACCATTCTTCTCATACAGGTTGTTGTTGAACTGCGTTACTGACATGCCAAGAGCACCGGCCATAGCTTCACGGCCTCCTGGGTACGCTTTGCACATCGCTTTAACTACTTCTTTCAGGCTTGGCTCTACCATATTGATTTTCCTTTTGTAGTTACTTTCAAGCAGCTGAATCTGTAGCCTTTTGATAAAGGCTCGCATCGTACTTAAGCTTGCCTTTCGTAATTCGCTCGATGACGAACGCTTGCTTTTGAGGGATGACCTCACCCCATCGGCAAACTGCCGGGTGGGAAATCCCAAGAACACTTGCGGTTTTTGATACGCCGCCGAAGTGCTCAATGACTTCTGATTTACGCATGGTTCCTCCTGGTTAACTCACGCCTTAAAGGTAACAAAAGGTACATCAAATAGCAAACAACAGTTACAAGGAATCAATGTAACATTGGTTACATGAAAACAGAGATGAAAGACCGAATAAGATCCCGACGAGTCCAGCTCGACATAACACAGCAGACCCTGGCTAAACGCTTAGGCGTCAGCCGTGTTTCCGTAACTAAGTGGGAGAGCGGTACAACCAAACCTGATGGTGAGAACCTCCACCAGCTGGCAATGGCGTTGCAGACAACTCCAGAATGGATTCTTTACGGTCAGGGTGTGGAAGCGCAGGACGATACAAAAGTTGTTCCGTTCCTTAAGCCCCCAACGGCAGTCCCTATTATCTCCGCTGTTCAGGCTGGTATGTGGACTGATACTTATGCATGCTCAAGGCTTTCTGATGTGATTTCATGGACCCAAACCACTGCAAACGTTTCTGATGAAGTATTCGGCCTGGTAGTTCGCGGTGAGTCAATGACCAACCCTCACGGCCTGCCATCCATTCCAGAAGGATCGATCGTTATTGTTGAACCTCATTATGGCCAACTAGATGACCTCTACGGAAAAATTGTGGTGGCGATACTTGATGGCTCAGCTGAGGCAACGGTAAAAAAGCTTGTCTGGGATAGCCCTTACGCTTACTTAATGCCCCTAAATCCTGCATTTAAACCTATCCCAATAGACGGAAACTGCCGGATCGTTGGGAAGGTAGTTCAGATAACCCAGAACATCTAAGTTATTCATTTCCAATGCCAGATATCCTACTGGCATTTTTTTTCACCCCTTCAGGTAACAAAAAGTACATTCCTCGCTTGACCATTTAAGTAACTAAAGGTACATTTAAATCACACCAAGGGTACTCGCAGTTACCTGCGCCGGTGTGGTAGTTAGCAGTACGGCATATGGCATATGTGCCGCAGCGGTCCGGGGATTCCTTCAAGTATCCAGATCCAGCGGGTAGCCGGAATGTGCAAGCCAGGCAAGTACGACGGCCAGAGACGTTTCACCAGCGTGGCGATCAGGTGTGACACCTCGGAAGAGACGAGGCCATAACCAAAAGAGCGCTGGCATGCAAAAAACATCTCGCAGCCGTTGATGTACCAAAAGCCAGGATGGAACGGCAGAACGCGGTAGTGCTCTTTTTGATGTGGTAACCCGTGGTAACTGTACCAGATGCTGTGTGTAGTCTTGGCGGTCGGCAGTTTTGAATGTCCTTAATGTCGACCGCCCCTTTTACACAACTGAAAGCGCGTTCAGCATTCAACTTGAGAGGCCGTAGTCGTTAAATCAACTCAGGAGAACGCGCTCCCAATTGTGGAGAAGCTAACTGGCGGTGGCAGCCGCCCGTTTCACTAAGTGCCCTGGTTGGGTGCTTACTAAAACGAAACCCCTTTATTTTTTGTCGCCAATCGGCGAGGGATTCGTGCAACCAAAATTCAGCGCTGTGCAGAGCGCGTATAACACGGAGAAACTATCCATGACGAACACACAGAACGTCACCGAGTTACAACCACGTATGACCCGGGAGCAGCTGATCGACGCAGCGCGTAAGGCTGCCCCTCTCCTTCCGCCAGCTTATCGCGGCATTATGACCGAACTGGCTAACCGCCTGGACTATACCAGCGTCGCGCTTTGTGAGGCGATGGCTCAGCGTAAGGAACTGGCTGTTCAGAACGCTACTCTGCGTGAAGATGTCTCAAGCTGGGCCAAAGAGTGTGACCGCATTGTTGAACGCCACACGAAGAGCAGAACCAATATGCATTTACTGGAAGCCCAGCGAGAATTGCGTGAGCTATCACCCATCGTCATTTCCCAAAATAACGAGGTGGCTTTCTGATGGCTAACTCATTCAAGCAAATGACCCGTGACGGGACCATCAAGCGCACCGATACCGGGATGTTCATCAGCCTTGAACAAATCCATGTGCGGGAAGGTTTCAACAAACGCGAAGATGATGAGCGTACCCGCCAGGCAGATGATGACCTCTTCAACTACCTGATGAACGGTGGTTCTGTTCCTCCACTGGAAGTTATCGCCCGCGATGAAGGTGGAGTGTGGGTTGTTGAAGGCCACCGTCGGCGTCGCTGCTATGCGCGCTGTGCAGAAGCAGGTAAGCCAGTAGACCGTATCCACATCATGCCGTTCAACGGTAACGATGTTCAGCGCCTGGCGCGCATCATGACCAGTAACAACCAGCTCCCGCTATCCGATATGGAACAGGCAGCTGTTATTCAGGAGCTACATAACGCCTTTAACCAGACCACCAGCGAGATAGCAAAGCTGGTGAATAAGTCTGTGGCCACCGTCGAGAAGCTGCTGCTCCTCAGTACGGCGAACCATGACGTTCAGCAGGAGGTTAAATCCGGTGCTGTGTCAGTCGATGTCGCGGTTGATCGCGTTATGGAGTATGGCGAACAGGCTGGGAAAGTACTCCAACATGATAAAGCTGTAGCGGCTGCCCAGGGTAAATCGAAAGTAACCCGTAGCTCTATCGCGCCGGAACTGAGTGTAAAGAACGCACGCCGTTTCGTTGAGCTGATGGCTCAGGCCACGATCAGTGATGAAGGCGTCTTCACTCTTGAAGGGACTGCACTGGCCGAGGCGCTGTCGATTATGGACGAACATAAAGCCATTGCTGAAGCACGTGAACTCTATCGCTTGTCACAACCAGTACCGACAACAGAAATTCGCGGACGATCTCTGTATGTGATGCTCGATGGTAAGGAAATTGGTCGGGCCTCACTGTATCGCGGTAAAACCGTTTGGCTGGACATAGATGACAAAACCATTGTCGCCAGCCAGTCAAAGGCTGTGGCCCACTTCGTCAAGCAACACAAATTGCAGCAGGAGCAAAATCATGACAGCCAATAAACCAATGACCGGCGAACAGCTTGATGAACTGATGACTATTGCTGTCAACATGCAACGAGATAGTGAAAAATTGAGTGACCGCCCTGCTGCTATGTTCGCTTATGCAGTGCAGGTAGCTGTTCTGGAACTGCGTAAGGTTCGTAATGAAGCTGCGGCGCTAGCTGCGGAGAATGCGGGGCTGAAGGAATACCGACCACAACCGAGCGGTGCGGCAATGATGGAGGCTCTTGATGCCTTCTATGAGTACCACGAGGATGTACCAGAGCAGGGAATGATGGCAGCATTTGAAATACTTTGCTGCAAGCGACCAGTAATACCGGCCACCGACGCTTTTCTGGCTGAAGTGCGGGCCAGCGCTTTTAACGACCTATGCGCGGAATTCGTTAAACACAAGGCGCTTGCTGGTTTAGGCGATAGACAGAAAGTAACCGTATTTGAAGCAACCGAAGCGCTTTTGCATTGCGCAGAGCAATTAGACACCCAGTTTCGCAAAGGAGTGCAGTCATGAGCAACGCCATAGACGCGCACCTGACCGATGAGGTGATCAATACAGCATTCGAAAACACGAATTTCGGCCGTACTGATTTCCGAACCATCCTGGCTGAAACGGTAATGAAACGTGCTGCCGGGTATCACTCTGGCTGGACTGCAACAACTATCTGCATGGGGCTTGGCTTGCTGAGCTCGAAGAACCAGAGTGCAACTAAGCTCGGCCTGACGTTCGCTTTCCATCACTACTACAAGCCATGCGTGAGAGACGCGCTGATGCCTGTCCAGGAGTCCGCCCAATGAGCAACATCGACAAACGCGCATTACGTGAAGCAGCGGAGAAGGCAACAAAAGGCGATTGGTGGTCTGATGTTGTCGAGACTGACGGCGAATATGGCGAGGGCGAAGATAGGGTGTCTGGCTACCACTCATACGCGGTGTATGTCGGTCACGAATCATTGCTCGACATGACTAACTCAACCGCTGCGTGCATCCACACTGAATGGGATCACGATTACCACATGGCCTGGGATGAAACGGCAAAGCGTAACGCTGAGTTCATCGCCGCATCCAAGCCAGCCACCGTGCTGGCGCTGCTGGATGAGCTGGAAGCCAAAGATAAGCAGATTGCAGATTTGAAGGAGGCGTTCAGCATTGCATTGTCTGCTGCTGGCATCGATGTCCCCGCCGCAGCCGGTAAAGGAGATGCATCATGAGCACACTTACCAAAGAATGGCTACTGAAGACAATCGCGGAGCTTGAAGAAGAGCGCGATGCTATGCCAGGCGCAGTAAACGAAGATGCCGCGATGTCGCTGGCGGCGATGAAGCGGGCGCTGGCGTCTCTGATGGCTGATCCTGTAGCGTGGACTGACGAGCAAGAATTGCGTGATGTTGAGAAATACGGCTGCGGCTACCTGTTTACAGCAAACCCTATTACGCCAAACGCAGACCCGCATCGTGTTATCAAACTATACACCGCCTCGCCAGCGCCGATGTTGCCGGAGGAAATGCCAAAAGGCCTGGCAGGTCAGATTGTCAGCCTGCTGGCGCATAACATTGGCGATAAATTATTGGCACAGAAAATCTGGAACGCCTGCCGCGCCGCCATGCTTCAGGGTGCCGAACCTGTAAGTAATCGTGATGAGTTGCCAGATGGTTGGGTGATGCTTCCCGCTGAGCCAACCCAGGCAATGATGAATGCGTGGCTATCAGAGGTCGCCAACTGGCGCGGACATGCAGCCGGTTACAGGGCCATGATTGCAGCAGCGCCGCAGCAGGAGGTGAAGTGATGGACGAACTCAAAAACTTCAGCGCAACGGACTGGTTATTTTTCGCAACTATGGTGATCGCATGGTTTTACCTGGTAGCCAAAGCGTATAGCTGGTTAATAGGAGTCCTGCTTCGCCGCGGTTGGAGATTGTGGAATCGCAAGGACGAGCAAACCCTGGCTATGGAATCGTTTTATGAGGCGTTCAGGCTGGCAGATATCGAGCCTGGTCAGAGAGTGGTTATTACTACCGAAAGCGGTATGACGATCCACATTCTTCGGCCAAAAGGTAATCCCAATGCCTAACCCATTCGACGTGGTGATGTTCGTGCTACTGGCAATCGGCGCACTTCAGCAAATGGGGTGGCTGCCATGGTGAGCAAACTCAAACAGCGGCGCATGCGCCGCCTTAAAGCCGATGTGGCATGGTGGAAAGGTGAAGCATCGGACCTGTACGCCAGAGTCATGGAGCAGGCAGACGAAATAGCCGAACTCCGCAGGCTGGTTATCCGCGTTCCGATGCCAGTAATTATTTCTAAGGAGATGGCCAACCAGCTTTATAACAACGAAACGAAAAGATGTCGTACCTGCAATGATGGCCTCCGTGGTGGGTGCTCATCATGCATTTTCTATAAAAGATAGCCGGGTGCAGCCGGTAAAGTGGAGAGAAACGCATGGGGCAGTTAGTAACACTTCATGAGTGGGCATCTGGTCCTAATGGATTCAAATATCCATTAAGCAACTCAGCATTAAACAAAATAGCAAAGACCAAACAGACTTATCCGCCAGCCTTAAAGCAAGGTCGACGCTGGGTAATAGATGAAGATGCTCGTTTTGTTGGCATGGTTGGCAGTGTTGATATTTCGTCATCATTATCAGACAAGGCCCGCCAGTTAGTGGAGAAAGCAATAAATGGCAGCTCGCCCCAGAAAACATAATGTCAAAATACCCAACCTTTACTGTAAGTTAGATAAACGTACTTCAAAAATTTATTGGCAATATCGCCACCCTGTAACAGGTTCATTTATTGGATTCGGAACAGATGATGAAGCGGCAAAAGCTGCTGCAATCGAGATGAACCGTATAACAGCAGAACAAGAAACTCAGCAATCTTATGCTCTGATTGATATGGCAATGAAGAGCTCAGGGAAAAAGGATCAAGGTATACGTGTTTCTGAGTGGATTAAAAAATACATCGAAATTCAGATGGAAAGGTTGCGTGACGGTGAGATAAAAAACCCTACTGTAAAATCCAGACGATTATGTTCTCAGATTCTCGCAGATAGAGTGCCAAACCTTCGCCTGAAGGATGTTGATACAAGACTCATTGCAAAAATTATTGATGAATATAAGGCAGAGGGAAAGCACAGAATGGGCCAACTGATAAGAAGCGTACTAAACGACGTGTTCAAAGAGGCGCAGCATGCTGGCGAGGTTGATCCTGGCTACAACCCAGCCTTAGCTGTAAAAAATCCAATAGCCAAAGTGAAACGAAGCAGACTTAGCATTGAACAATGGAAATTGATTTTTGAAAGCGCAGGCTCTTTGCCGCCTTGCGCTCAAAATTCTATGCTTTTGGCTTTAGTAACCGGGCAAAGGATAGGTGACATAGTCGAGATGAAGTTTAGTGACATTTGGGATAATCACCTTCATGTTACCCAAAATAAAACCGGAATGAAGTTAGCCATCCCCTTAAATTTAAAGTGCGATGCAATCGGGTTGACTCTGGCTGATGTTATTAGTAAGTGTCGCGATAGAGTAGTGAGCCCTTATCTGATCCACCATGTTAAGCATCACGCTTACGGTAAAGCGGGATCTCACGTTCCCGAAAAAACAATATCAAGATATTTTAAGGAGGCAAGAGATAAAGCAAATATTACCTGGCCTAAGGATTGCACTGCCCTTCCGCCGTTTCATGAACAGCGCTCGCTTTCATCAAGAACATACAAAGCTCAGGGTATAGATGTCAAAACTCTTTTAGGGCATAAAACCGAAGCAATGAGCGTAATGTATGGAGATGATCGTGGTCTAGAATGGAAAAAAGTTGTGATTTAAACAGGGAGTTTTGGGGAGTTATTTTGGGGATGTTTTGGGGAAAGAGTTTTACGAATTAAATTCAGTCACTTAGATTTTAGCGAATTGCTCCAGAAACAGTCATCCACCAGCAACGCATGACCCAACAGCCAGCGCTCCCGCTGGCTGTTTTCTTTCAGCCCTCTCCGTCCCGTGCTAATGTAGCAAGCTACGTATTGGCAAATCACAGGTGAAATCGTTATGTCTGATGACGTGACCGGGACGACGACCCATCAGCGCCTAATCAGCTTATTAACCGAGCAGGAGGCGCGCTTTCGCGTGGTGGCGCATGAGGCCGTTGGGAAATGCGAAGCGGTCAGTGAAATTCGCGGGACCGATCTCCGGCAGGGTGCAAAAGCACTGGTCTGCAAGGTAAAAGGCAACGGCGTTAAGAAACATATTCTGGCAATCCTTGCCGCCGATCGGCAGGCCGATCTGAGCCTGCTGGCCAGCCATTTCGGTGGGCTAAAGGCCTCTCTCGCCAGTCCGGCAGAAGTGGATGCGCTTACCGGCTGCGTTTTCGGCGCCATTCCCCCCTTCAGCTTTCATCCGGATCTGACGCTGGTCGCCGATCCGCTGCTGTTTGAGCGCTTCGATGAAATCGCCTTTAACGCCGGCCTGCTGGAAAAATCGGTGATAATGGATACCCAGGACTATCTGCGTATCGCCCGTCCTGAACTGGTGACGTTCCGTAAACAATAAATACAGCGGCTGGCTAACGGTCAGCCGTTTTCCAGCAGCAGCACGGAAGCAATCAAAATAATCGCGATGATAAAAAATGATGAGGAAATAATTAGCGTTTCGACAAACATAGGATCGTTCAT